CACCGATTAGGTGGCAGAGCCAACCTGTGCGACGACCAGAGCTTGTGGCTTAACCACTTTGCGACCGTAGACAGCCAAACCGCGAACGATGTCGCCGAAGTCTGTTTGGTTACGCAGAGGTTCAGTCTTGTTCACAGTCATAGCGAACGACACAGCGTGCTTGGTACCAGCGATCATCACGCGGCGGGCTTTGGCGTTAGCCACAGCACCACCTGTAGATGTTGCAGACAGACCAGCAACCAATGCCTTACCAGCTTCGCCGTGAGGCAGCAAGTTAGACACGTAAACGCTGAAGCGATCCAACATGCCGATCTTGCCAGTACGGATTGTGCTGGACTGATCACCAGTGAAGTACGCCTGAGCGATGCTAGATTGCATCAACAGGTGACGGTCATAGGGGCTCAAGATCAAGAAGCGGCCATCTTCAGGAACGTTTTGCTCGTCCAAAGTGGTAGACATGCGCAAGATCGCCTTCAACACGTTTTCAGGTGTAGATTGGTCGATAGGAGCAGTGTCTGTACCCAAGTTGTAGGCAGCAGAAATCTTACCTGCGGTAGCGCCAGCGTTGGCAGCGTCAGGGCCTTGAGTCACGAAGCTGCTGAAGAACACTTCGTTTTCGATAGCGATCTTCAACTGCTTGGCAGCGTCTTCGGTGAACATGTTCATCAAAGCGATGTCAGACTGATAGGCCAACACGTCGTTCACTTGAACGCCGAAGTACTTGCCCTTGTTGATCTGCATGTCTTGGAAAATCGGAGTGGGAACTTCGTAAGACAGAGATTGACCAACAGTGTAGTCAGAGATGCTGATCGAAGGAGCCAAACGGATACGCACGGTATCGCCTTGGTTCTTCAACTCGCCTTCGTAGTCAGTGTTAGTGACTTCAGACAACATTGTGTTTTGGTAGAACTTAGCCAAGAGCTTGCCCGACCACAACGTGGGGATAAAAGCACCAGAGTAAGAAGGGTTGGTGTCAAATGCACCAGAGCCCGTGACAGGATAAACAGCAGCCATTTTGGCCTCCTAAATAAAACAGGTTGGGGTTACGACCTGCTTCCAGAAAATTACGCTGTGACGCGTCCTTCTTTGTAAGCCAAGTCGATTTCAGCTTCAAGTTTGCGTGCCTCATCGGGCTGCCCTTTAGCTCCCAACTCAATCGCGCGTTTGAACATCACTTGGATGTCACGGTCGGAGTAAACCTTCCCTTTTTGCGACGATGGCGGTGTGCTATTTGCAGAACGATTAGGCTGGACTTGACGTTCGATTTCTTCAGCTTTGCTTGGTGCTGGCTCTGCGGGAGTCGCTGGGGCCAATGTGGCCTTGTACAAACTCACGTAGTGTGCGATACCTTCAGCGTCGCCACGGTTGAACGCTTCTTGAGCAACAGTCAGGCGGGGGCCACGCAAGAGCGGATCAACTTCGTTGAGCCATGCGACCCACTTGGGATCGACATTGACTGCTTCAAAGTCCGGCACCAAACGGTGCAGGCGCTGCTCAAACGTAGCTTCGGACACTTGATTACCTGTGGCGTTAAGCTGCTCACGCAACTTATCGTTCTCGGCTTTCATGGCGTCCAACTCACCACGAAACTCTGCTGCAACTTCGCGTGCAACCTTGCGTTGGACTTCGATCAAGTCCGAGCCGAATGCTTCAACATCTGCATCCGTGACCAACTTCTCTGGGGTAGCTGGTTTGACAGGCTCAGCTGGCTTGGCCTCAGCGGCTTTGCGGAGGGACTCCACTTGGCTCTTGAGTTCACGCAAATCTGCGTGCAAGCGTGGCACTTCTGCGTCATACATTCCCTTGAGGGTTTTGTACTTCTGCTGCCATGTCTCTTCAGGTACGACAGGTTCTGTCGGTTCTGGCGTTGGGTCAACAGGTTTGGGCTCTGTTGGTTCAGGAGTTGGTTCAGGTGTGGGCTCTGCGGGTGCTGGCTCAGGGTTAGGCGCAGGGTCTGCGGGCTTGTTCTGGCTATCAGCGATCTGCTGCTCAATCTTTTCCAGTTCCTTCAACTGGGCTTCTACTTGTTTAGGCAATGCCATCTTTGGTTTCCTTTAAGCTCCAACTCTGGTTCAGGCTCCTACTTCGGTCTGCCATCCACATAATGGTTTGCTACGGACAATGAAATCGTCTAGTTGCCTAGACGGTCGAGAACCTCTCGCGATTTTTCAACCGCTTCGAGGAAATCTGTTAAGACCTCCGCCCGACCTTGCAGGCGATGAATCCGAACCGGGTCTTCAGCGAGGATCAACGAGTTTTTAACCTCGTCGAGCTTTGCTTTGAACAATTCCAGCAAGGCTTCATTGTCTGGGAGCTTGCAGCGATACAACGCTTGCATCTGCTTCCTGTCGGGCTTCTGGCCTACGAATATCTTCATGCGCGGATTCTAACCACAAACTTACAGCGTATGTCAATAATTTTTTCACACACCGTTCGGACGTGGCGACATCATGTTGCCCTCACGGCCGCCGACTTGGCTGCCGTCAGGTAGCATGTTCTTCGGTGCTGGCCCCTGCGTCATGCAGGGAGCGCCTTGTTGTAGCGGCTGGCCATCAGGCCCCATGCCAGTGATCATGGCCAACTGCTCTTGGAG